CCTGATGTAAGTTTATCTGCTGGTACTGGAGCTGAAGTTATACCTATTGTTAATGGTGGATCTATTACTGAAGTTTATGTTAAGTATAAAGGTAAAGATTATATTGCTCCTCCCGATCTTCAAATAAATGGACCTGGTTTTGGTGCTGTATTAACTCCTATTTTAAAAACTGTGGGAGTTGGAACTACTGCCACTTATCTTTTAGAAGAAGTAAAGGTTCTTAATAAAGGAGCTGGATATGGAACATCAACTACATCTATTACAGTTCTTTCACCTGGATCTGAAGTAAAACTTCGTAGTAATGTTCAGCAATGGACTGTGAATTTATTTGAAAAGTATTATCAAGGTGAACAAATAACGTCTGATGATGGAATTATTGTAAATGGATTGAATAGAGGATATGGTCTTCAGTATACACATTTATATGCTCCCAGAAAGCTCAGAGAGGGCATGTATGCGACGAATCAAGAGGGAGTGTCATTATATGGTCAACCAGACTTAAAACGTGTTAATGGGCAGGAAATAGAGTCTCCAGATCATTCTCCAATAATTGGTTGGGCATATGATGGAAATCCAATTTATGGTCCTTATGGTTATGTTAAGAAAGAAGGTGGATCTGTAACTCAGATGAAATCTGGTTATGTTGAAGAATCAGCAAGTAAAGAAAATAGACCACCATTAACTGTTTTTGGACCAGGATTCTTTGTAGAAGATTTTACATATAAAGAGAAAACTGACGAAACTGTTTTAGATGCCAATAATGGAAGATTCTGTATTACTCCACAATATCCAAATGGAGTGTATGCATATTTCGCAACTATTAGTAATTCTGGTGCTGAACAGGGTGGTCAATTCAATAGTTTCAAATTACCAATATTCCCTTATCTCTTAGGTGATAATTATCAGTCAACTCCTGATGAATTTAACTTTACTCAATATTCTAATCAAGATGATTATCTATTGACTAAAGGAAAACTTAGAAAAGATATGACTCTGGATGATGTTAAAGAAGAGTCTACATGGAATACTAGTTTCTATAGAAATACTGCACCTTATAATTTGATTGAAGGTGATGAGCAATATCAATATATGCCTCTTCCTAATAAATTGAAGCAGCATATAGATCTTAAAGGAGTTGCTCCAGGAGTTGTTGAGAGTATTGGAATTACGACAGGTGGAAAAAATTATAGGGTTGGTGATAGTATAGTATTCAATAATGAAGGAACTAGTGGTGGTAAAGCAGCTTCTTCAGTTTCACGTCTTGTAGGTAAAGATGTTACTGGTGTTAGTGTTGCTACAAGTTCAATAAGTGGATTGGAAGTTTATCCAGGTCCACAAAAAGGTTATTATACTCTGGTGAATGATGAACCTATCGGTTGGATGAATACTGATATTATTAATGTCACTGGATTATCCACAACTTCATCTAGAATCGAAGGAACATATAATGCAGGTATAACTTCTAATCGTTTAGTTGTAACTGGTCTAGGAACTACTGCAGTTGCTATTGGAACTGATGGTGCTACAGGAATAGTAACTCACTTTAGAGTTCAAGGTGATTTAAAATTCCCAGCTATAAGACCTAATGATATTTTAGGCATAGGAACCGAAACAGTTAAGGTATTGAACATTGAACCTGATCTTGGTAAAGTAAGGGTTCTACGTGCTTACAATGGGGTTACAGGGGTATCTCATACTGTTACATCAATATTGCTCGAACAACCTCGTAAATTATCTGTTCAGGCTGGAATTAATTCTAGTTATGAATGGAAACAAAATACACAGATATACTTTGAACCTAAAGAAACTGTTGGTATAAACACTCTATCTGGTGTAGGTATAGGTAGTACACTAAGGTTCTCCAATCCTGGTGTTGGTCTAACAATGCTTTATGTGAAGACCAAAGAAATGTATCTTCCTGATCATAATTTAATAACGGGTGATAAGTTAACTTATTCTCCTGGTAATGGAACAGGCATTACAATTTTTGAGGATGGTAAAGCTGGTTCTGTTGGAGAAAGAACATTAATAAATGGACAAACTCTTTTTGCTGCAGTAGTTAATAGAGACATAATTGGTCTATCTACTTGTAGGGTAGGTTTAGGTACTACGGGTACTTTTGTGGGCATTGCAAGCACACAGAGGGACTCTACAACGTTCTTCTTTGCTGGAATAGGAACTGGAGTATATCATAGTCTTAAGACAAATTATAATGTTATTACGGGTGAAATTAATAGAACTAAGGTTACTGTTTCTACTGGAGCAACTCATGGTCTATTAAATGATCAAATAGTCTTTATGGATGTTAGTCCAGGTATAGACACTTCAATTGTAGTGAAATATAATGATTTTAATAGAAATGTAGTAATCAATCCTAAAACGTTTGCATCATCAGGTGTAAACACAACCACTAATGAATTAACTATAACAAATCATGGATATAAGACAGGTGATAAAGTTATTCATACTGTAGGTGTAGCATCTGCTGTACCTGGTGGTTTAACGGATAATGACATATATTACATTGTTAGAATTGATGATAATACATTTAAATTATCTCCTACTTATCATGAGTCAACTGAATCTAAACCACCAATAGTTGGAATTACTAGTGCTGGTGATGGAGGAATAATAAATCCAATAAATCCTCGAATAGAATTATATAAAGATTGTAGTGCTGTATTTGATGTTTCTGATTCATCATTATCTTATGTAAATCAGGCAACAACTTATTCCGCATTTAAATTAACTTTCTATAGGGATGAAAACTTTACTAAGATTTGGGATACTTCTACATTAACAAAAGACTTTAATATTGTAAGAAGTGGAGCTCCTGGTATCACAACAAATGCTAGTGTTACTTTAAAAGTAACAAAAGAAGTTCCTCATGAATTATTCTATAGATTAGAACCTCTTTATGATAGCAATCTTCCTGATGTAAAGAAAGAAATTACTGTAGATCAAGATGTTATTTCTGGAAGTCAAGTAGAAATTTTAGAAAGTTTGTATAATGAAGGTGGAGAAGATGGTCAAAGAATTACCATTGCTGCTACCAATCAATTTACATACACTTTATCAAGGATTCCAGAAAGAGCATCTTATGGTGCATTATCTGATTTAAATTATAAAACCAATAGTCCAAGTGCATATGGAGAAATATGTGATTTTGAGATAAAAAATCCAGGAGAAAATTATTACAGTCTTCCTGGAATTACAACTATTAAGAGTGATTTAGGAACTAATGCAATTATTTCTGGTGTTAGTACTTCTATAGGTAAAATTAAAACAGTAACACTTTCAGATATTGGATATGACTTCCCATCTGATCCAACATTAATGCCTTCAGCTGCAATGCCTCAAATCATTCAGCTTGATGCTCTTAAATCTGTACAGAAGGTTGGAGTAACTTCCTTTGGTAGAGGATATAATGCCAATCCTGATTTGGTTGTAATTGATGGATTTACTGGTAAACCAGTTTTAGATCTTGATTTATCTTATGAACTTGGAAATCCGAATGTAGAGATTTTACAAAATACATTTGGTATGCATGATGCACCTCCTACTGTAGTTCCTATACACAATAGTAATGGTGTTGGTATTAGTACTATTGGATTTAATACCACCAGTAAAGATGTAACAGTTGAATTAAATGTTGGATATAGTACTGCTGATACCTTCCCATTCTCAGTTGGAGAATTGGTATTTATTGAAGGTATCTCTGTAGGTGTGGGATCAACAGGAAGAGGATATAATTCTGCTGAATATGATTATAAACTCTTTAATTTAACTGGTATTCATGAAAATTATGGTGGTATTGGAAGTATCACTTATAATCTTACTGATTTCTTTGGAGATTTAGCACCCGAACTCACACCAGGTCAATTTGATTTTGTTAACTCTGCAGGAAGAATTGTTTCTCAGAAGAATTTCCCAACGTTTAGAATTGATCTTACGGATTCAAGTGACTATGTTGAGGGAGAAACAGTTACAGGTACATTAAGTAGTACTACAGGAGTGGTTGAATCTTGGAGTCCTAATACAGGAATTCTTAGAATTTCTGCACAGAAGGATTTTGTAGTTGGTGATATTATTGTTGGAAGTGCTTCTGGAGTTGAAGGAGTTGCATCATCTATCAAATCTTTTGATGCGTATCTTACATTAGGTGCTACTGCTAGAATAGAAGGTGGTTGGGAGACAGAATCTGGATTCTTTAATAGAACTTTACAGAGATTCCAAGATAGTGATTACTATCAGAACCTTTCATACTCATTAAGTTCTAGAGTTGATTTGGGTGTATGGAATGATCCTGTTTCTACATTGAATCATACAATAGGATTTAAGAAATTTGGTGATTATCAATTAGAATCTACTCCAGATGATGTAGATTCCTTAAAAGTTGGTTTGTCAACTGAATTATCAGCTTATGGTATTGTTGCAGAACAATTCTCAATAGTTGATATGAATTGTGTTGAAGATTTTGACCTTGCATCAGAGAATGGTTTGATAATTGGTAAAGATACTGTTTCTACAGAAATAACATTCTCAAGTAGGATTCTTAAAGATTATGATGAATCAATTGGTAACAGGGTAGTTTCAATTGATGACTTTAGTGGAACATTCAATAGTAATCCAAGATCCACCAGATTTACAACAGTTGCTTCTTGGACTTTAGCAGAAAGAAGAGCATTAAAGTATTTCCTCTATGTAAAAGACAAAAGATTTACTGCTCAAAGGCAATTAACAATATGTGATATTATTCATGATAATAACTTTGGTTATCTTAATCAATATGGAAAAATAGACACTGTTTATAATCAAGGTGATTTTGACTTTGCGATTTCTGGTAGTTTAGGTGAGTTGAGATGGTATCCAGTAAAATATTCTGTTAACGATTACTTTATTGCAAGTCTTTCCTTTAATTTGGATGATAATGCTTTAGGAACTGGTAGTACTGTAATTGGACCTTCTATTGTAGATACAGAAAGTGTTGCGATTGGAGTTGGAATCGGAACTACCACAATTGTGGGTATTGCAAGCACTTATAGATCTGCTCATGTAATAGTATCAATCAATCCTGATATTAATTATGAAGAATTTGAATATAATCAATTTAATATTATTCATGATGGAACAACTGTTGATATAATGGAATATGGACGATTATCAACAAATATAACTGAGGGATATGTGTCTCGTACTGGTATGGGAACTTATCGTGGATATATTGAAGATGATTTATTAAAACTTGATTTCTACCCTAACACTGGTGTTGGTATTGGTACAACAGGTGCTATTAATACAATGTTAGTTGGAATGGCATCTTCTGAGTATAGTGGAATATCAACAGTAGAATTAAAACATGCTATTCTTGAATCTAGATGTACTGGTATTGGTTCTACAACTTCTCCAATTGAAAATATTATAGCAGAGTACCCTACTGATTATCAGGCTTCTTATTGCTTCGTTCAGATTACTGATTGTACTAATAAGTCATATCAGATGTCTGAATTCCTTTGTATTAACGATTATGTTGAAGATGAAGCACAGGAAAGTTATGATGTTGAGTTTGGTAACATATATTCTGGTAATGCTGGATTAGGAACGATAGGAAGTAGAGTTTCAGCTGCTGGAACTATGTCTATCGTCTTTACACCAAATGCAGGTATTGATGTTCAGACAAACGTGTTTAGTAATACACTAAGAATTACTGATGACACTAAAGATACAATTGATTTTGATAATGGTGCAATAGAAACTGGATTTGGTGATTATGAAGGAACTGACCGTGCGGTTAAGAGGCAATTTGAATTAAAGCATAGAACTGATAATATTTTTGATAAATCATTCCTTGGTGGAGATAGTTCTATCGTCAAAGTTGCTGATGATGTTATTGTTCTACCAAACCACTTCTTTGTTACAGGAGAAAAACTTTCATACAATCATGCTGGTGCTGGTAAGACAATGGCAGTTGGTATTGCTACTACTAGTGGATTTGTTGGAGTTGGTACAACCAATAAACTTCCTGGTACAGTATATGCTGTTAAGATTGATGATGATACTATTAAACTTGCAGAGACACCTGCAAAAGCACTTCAGACTATTCCAGACGTTGTAGATCTTACAAGTGTTGGTATAGGTACTTCTCATAGATTTACTAGTCACAATCAAAATGCAAAACTATTAGTATCGATTGATAATATAATTCAGTCTCCAATAGTTTCTACAGCAGTCACATCTCATTTGACTGGACAAGTTTTCACTACTGATGAGTTTATTAATCTTGCTGGTATTACATCAATCTTTGGTGGTGATTTAATTAAGATTGGTGATGAGATAATGAGGGTTGATGGTGTCGGTATAGGTTTGACAAATAGAATACAGGTTAGAAGACCTTGGATGGGTACAGCACTTGCTGGATATACCACTTCTACTGTGGTTACTAAAGTTATTGGTAATTACAATGTTGTTGATAATACTATAAACTTCGTTGCTGCTCCAAGTGGTAATGTTCCATTAAGCACTACAACAAATAGACCTGATGAAAGAGATTGGGTTGGTATTTCAACTGGATCTAGTTTTGAAGGAAGAATGTTTATGAGATCTGGTGTTCCAGATACTCCTTATGAAACATATTATAGAAACTATGTGTTTGATAGTCTTTCCGATCAGTTTACTGGACAAAAGGCAGATTTCACTCTTAAATCTGGAGCAGGAAATGTTTCTGGATTAACCACAGATAATGCAGTTATTCTTATTAATGACGTATTCCAAATTCCTGGTTCTCTTGATATAGGTGGTAATTATAATTTATCTCAAACTACTACTGGTATTACTACTATTACCTTTACAGGAACAGGAAGTTCTGTTGCTTCAGATCCTAATGTAGGAACTCTTCCTTTAGGTGGTGCAATTGTTTCTGTTGCTTCTACAGAAGGATTTGGTTATCAACCATTAGTAGCAGCAGGTGGTACTGCAGTTGTTTCTACAGCAGGTACTATTGAGTCCGTAAGTATTGGTTATACAGGTTCTGGTTATAGGATTGGTATTCAGACTGTATGCAATGTTGCTATTCAGACTTCCACATTACTAGGAACTAGTGTAATTGGAATTGGTACTGCTATTATTGCAGAACGTGGATTTATTAGTGGTATTGCTATTACTAATCCATATGTCTTTAACATACCTCTATTTGTATCAAATGTTGGATACGATACTGCTACTGGATTAACTACAGTTACCACATCCAGTGCTCATGGATTCTCAGTAGGTGAAGAAGCAGATATAACTGGTATTGCATTCACAAATCTATCTTCTAGTCCTAAATCAATAACCAATTTTGTTTATAGTGCTACTAGTGGTGTTGCAACTGTTACTACTTCCGCTAATCATGGTTTT